CGCCTGGACCGTGCCCAGGATCTGATTCAAAGCTATGGGCTGTCCGTGGTGAAGTTCAAGGATGTCGCGGGAACGCGCTACCTGGTGAATGCTGATGGCAGTTACTCCAAGCTGGTGCTGCAAAGAATGAGGGGCGCGCGGTGAGCGAGAAGCTGTTGACATCCAAGCAGGAAATGTTCGCCCAAGGCGTGGCGTCGGGCCTGTCGCAGCTTGATGCTTACAAACGGGCTTATCCCAAGTCACTCAAATGGAACCCGGAAGCAGTGAGGGTGGCCGCTTACAAAATGTCTGTTCTTACTCACATTTCGGAACGAATCAAGGAAATGCAGGCGGTTTCGGCTGATTTGGCGGAGCTCGATGGTGCCGAGATTATGCGGGAGATCAAGCGCGTGGCGACATCCGACATCGGCGGGATCATTGGCCCTGATGGCAAGGTGCTGATGCCCAACGAGCTCGACCCGGCAACCCGCGCGGCGGTGGCCAGTTTTGAGATTGATGAGTATGGCCGGGTCAAGTACAAGTTTTGGGACAAGAACACGGCGCTGACCAATGCGGCCAAGATCAAGGGGTTGTTTGTTGTGGATAACGAGCAACAGAAACCAGCCATCATCACGACAATTCAGCTTGTCGGGGTGAAGCCAAAGCCCACAGAATGACCATCGCACAACTTCAAATGCCCGACAAGCTGGTGGACATCTTCACCGGTGAGGCTGATGTGCGCGGCGCTTTTGGTGGCCGTGGATCTGCCAAGACGATGACGTTTGCCAAGATGACGGCCGTTCGCGCCTTGATCTGGGACCAGGCTGGGCGTGAGGGCGTGATTGTGTGTGGCCGCGAGTTCTTGAACTCCATTGATGACTCAAGCCTGGCCGAAGTGAAAGCGGCTATCGAGTCCGAGCCTGACCTGTTGGCGCCGCACTTTGACATTGGTGAGAAGTACATCCGGACCAAAAGCAAGCGTATCAGCTACAAGTTTTCAGGCATGGATAAGCGCACCATCATGTCGCTGAAATCCAAGGCCAAAATCCTGCTGCTGTGGGCCGATGAGGCTGAGCCGATCACCGATAAGGCTTGGGACATCGTGATCCCGACGCTGCGCCAGGAGGACTCCGAGCTCTGGGTGACATGGAACCCGGCGCGCAAAAGCAGTGCAACCGACAGGCGTTTCCGCCAAACCAAGGATCCGCGCTTCAAGGTGACAGAGTTGAATTGGCGTGACAACCCCTGGTGGCCGGCCATTCTGGAGCGCCAACGGCTGCGCTGGCTAGAGACGGACCCGGATGGTTATGACCACGTTTGGGAGGGCGCTTACGCCACTGCCATCAAGGGCGCCTACTTCACCAAGCAACTGTCCACACTCAAGCGCGAGGGCAGGTTATGCAGGGTGGCGATTGACCCCAACATGAAAAAGCGCCTGTTCGTGGACATTGGCGGCACTGGCCAGAATGCCGATGCCTTCACGATGTGGGGCGCGCAGTTCATTGGCCGCGAAATTCGGGTTTTGGATTATTACGAGACGGTTGGCCAGGATGTTGGCTATCACCTGGCCTGGATGCGTGACAAGAACTATTTGCCTGAGAACACTGAAATCTTTCTGCCGCATGATGGTGCCACGCACGACAAGGTTTTCAACGTGAGTTATGAGTCAGCTTTGGATGCCGCTGGCTACACCGTCACCGTTATACCAAACCAGGGGCGCGGCGCCGCGATTTCGCGGATCAATGCCGCCCGGCGCATGTTTCCTTCGGTCTGGATCAACGAGAGCACCACCAAGCCAGGTATCGAGGCGCTGGGCTGGTATCACGAAAAGTGGGACGACGAGCGCGATGTTGGTCTAGGTCCAAACCATGATTGGGCCAGCCACGGTTCCGATGCCTATGGTTTGTTGGCTGTGGTGGCAGAGGATGCCATGCGCCCAGGCATGGGCATAAACCGAAGCGGCGGTTTCAAGCGCAGAGGCTCGGCCATGGCGGTTTAACGTGGCAAGGATGGCACTCTACCTTGAGTTCAACTCGGGGAATTGCCATGTCCGCTACGATAGATACAGCCAAGGCGTGGATGTCGCGCCAGCACGGCGACATTACCGCCATTTACACCTGGGTTAACGATGAGCGCGCCCTGGTGCTGGTGCCAACCTTCCGCAAGAATGCGCCCTGGTACATCGTTTGCGAGTCGGCCGCCTACAAATACGACGACGAGCGCTACCTGGCGCACCAAGCGCCCAAGGCCTGCGAGGTGCTGGGCATTGAGCCGTCGACCACCAACTGGGTGCGTATTGCCGGCATCATCAATGATGGCCTGCCCGACCTGATCCGCATTCCAACCCGACCCGAAGCCAAGCCCGAGGGCCGCAAGTTTGGCGAGCTCAAGGTGATGGCCAACGGTGTGCAAATCGGCGGCGAAGACATTCTGGTGGAAAACGAGGTGCCTTCTTATGCTTGAACAAAAGCCAGTTCGCACCAAGGCCACGGGCGACACTTATTCCGACCTGATGGAGCAGGGTGACAGTTTTGGCAAGGGCGCCGCACCTGGCAATGACCTGGACTCCGCGGCCGCACACAAAGAACATTCCAAGATCATGTCGTGGTATCTGCTGGAGCGTGACAAGCAGAGCACGAACCGGCATGAAATGGCGCTGGACCAGGATTTCTACGACAACCTGCAGTGGGATCCAGAGGATGCCGCCACCCTCAAGGACCGGGGCCAAATGCCCTTGGTCTACAACGAGGTGGCGCCGATGGTGGATTGGCTGATTGGCACCGAGCGCCGCGCGCGCGTGGACTGGAAAGTGTTTCCACGCACCGAGGATGACGTGGACATGGCCGACACCAAGACCAAGGTGCTCAAGTACGTGAGCGACATCAACCGCGTGCCGTTCACCAGGTCCCGCGCTTTTGCCGATGCCGTGAAGGTGGGTGTGGGCTGGTTGGATGATGGCGTGCGTGATGACCCGACCCAGGACATCATCTACAGCAAGTACGAGGACTGGCGCAATGTGCTGTGGGATTCGGCCGGCTATGACCTGGATCTGTCGGATGCGCGCTATGTGTTTCGCTGGCGCTGGGTGGACGAGGACATTGCGCTGATGATGTTCCCGGACCGCAAAGAACAGATCCACGCCGCCTGCAATGACAGCGGCAACCGTGAGTATGACGATGATGACGCGACCGGCTTCTATGACGCCAACAGCGACCCCGAGCACAGTGGCCGCCTGGTGGCTGCCGGCAGTTACTCGCGCCATGATGTGCGCCGGTCACAGATCAAGCTGATCGAGTGCCAGTACCGCAAGCCAACCCCCGTCAAGATCGTGGCCAATGGGCCGCTTCAAGGCCAGTTTGTGCACGAACAAGACCTGGCCATGCAAGCCAACCTGCAGCAAACGGGCTCATCCGTGATCGAGAAGGTGATGATGCGCACGCACTTTGCCGTGTTCACCGAGGCCTCGCTGATTTCGATGGGCGCCAGCATCTACCGCCACAACCGCTACAGCCTGACGCCCATTTGGTGCTACCGCCGCGGCAAGGACCGCCTGCCCTATGGCGCCATTCGCCGGGTGCGCGACATTCAGCAGGACTTGAACAAGCGCGCCAGCAAGGCCTTGTTCCTGATGAACACCAACCAGATCATTGCCGATGAAGGCGCGGTGGATGACTGGAACAACCTGCGCGATGAGGCCGACCGCCCAGACGGCATGATCGTCAAGAAGTCCGGCAAATCGGTGGAGATTCGGCGCGACTCGGAAATGGCCAGCGGCCAGATCAACATGATGACGCTGGCGCAAAGCACGATCCAGCGCGCCTCGGGCATCAGCAATGAGAACCTGGGCCGGCAGACCAATGCCACGTCAGGGCTGGCGATTCAGGCCCGGCAACTGCAGGGATCTGTGGTCACGACCGAGCCGTTTGACAACCTGCGCCTGGCGGTGCAAGTGCAGGGCGAGAAACAACTGAGCCTGACCGAGCAGTTTTACACCGATGAAAAGGTGGTGCGCCTGACCGGTGCACGCGGCGCGGTGGAGTGGGTCAAGATCAACACGCCCGAGCTTCAACCCGATGGCAGCACGCGCTACCTGAACGACATCACGGCCACCGCGGCTGATTTTGTGGTGGCGGAGCAGGATTACAACGGCACCATGCGCCAGGTGATGTTTGAGCAGTTGAACCAGATGGCCAGCCGGCTGCCGCCCGAGATTGCGTTGCGGCTGCTGCGCATGGCCATTGAGTTCAGCGACTTGCCCAACAAGGACGAGATTGCCGACCAGATCCGGCAACTGACCGGTGAGCAGGATCCCAACAAGGAAATGACGCCAGAGCAGGCCCAGCAAGCCCAAGCGCAAATGCAGCAACAAGCCGAAGCGCTTGAAATGCAACGTCAGACAGCCATGCTGGCCCTGGAAGAGCAGGGCGCCAAGGTCAAGCTGATCAATGCCCAGGCTGAAAAGCTGATGTCTGAAATGCAAGGGGCAGGGCAGGGCGACCCGGCCATGGAAGCCCAGGTGCGCCAGATCCAGACCCAGGCGGCACAGCAGATCGAGCAACTGTCTGCTGACTTGCGCAAGGCCCAGACTGACCTGGCCAACCGGACCATGCAGATCAACAAGGATGCCGACATCAAGATTGAAGTGGCGCGCATTGATGCCGCGACCAAGCTGCAAGTGGCCGAGATTCAGAGCAAGAACGACACCCAGATCACCGCGCTGGAAGACCGCATGGCACAGATCACGCAACTGCTGGCCGATACAACCGCAACCAAAGCGCCGGCCTGACGTGGCAAGGATGACACGCTACAGGCTTTTCCGATTCATCCATTTGGAGTTTGACCATGGCCAGAGTTAAAGCAGTTTCCGACCCGTCCGAGAACGACTGGCGCACGGAGAGCGACTTGAACACGCTACTGGAAGCCAAAAAGATTGAGGCCGACAAAAAGCGCATGGACAAGGTGCGCGCCCTGGCCAAGCAAAAGATGCTTGATGTCGCCAGTGTGGCCGCCGACGAGGATTAACCAGGCCGGTTTCCCTTTGTCTGCCAATAACCGTAAACGGGTCAACGCGACCCATATTTGATTTCTTAACTACCACGCAGGAGTGTGATATGCCCCCCGAACTTGATGAACACATTTTGTCGACGCTGACCCCAGAAGAGGTTGCAGCGATCAAGGAAGAGCCCAGCGCCGAAGAGATTGCCGCCATTGCGGCGATTGCCAGCGGCGCCGAAGACGGCCCGGATGATGACGACGACGACGAGGATGATGGCGCCGAAACGGCTGCCGCCACGCCCGAGCCTGCAGCCTCTGCTGCCAAAGAAACCCCAGCCGAACCCGACACGGCGCCAGCGCCAGAGCCCGTGACGGCAGAGTTCCGGCCGCGCTACGAAGCCAAATTGCCCGATGACTTTGCCACCCAGGAGGCTGCCATCAAGGAGCAGGCCGACGCCCTGGTGGCCAAGTTCAAAGGCGGTGACATCGACTTTGACCAGTACCAGATCGAGGCGGCTGCCCTGGCCAAGTCCGAGCGCGCGCTCGATGAGATTCGCTTCAAGGCCTCGCTGTCGCAGGAAATGACCGCACAGACGGCTGAACAGCAATGGGCCTTCACGGTGCAGCGCTTCATGTCGGCCACGGCCAAGGCTGAGGGCGGCATTGATTACGCCAAAGACGCGGAAAAGAATGCTGACCTGGACCTGTTTGTCAAAGCCCTGGCGCGTGACGAAAAGAACAGCGACAAGCCGGCCGAATGGTTCCTCAATGAAGCGCACAAGCGGGTGCAGGCGATGCATGGCATCACGACCAAGCCTGGCCCAACGCCACCGACACCGAACAGCCGCAAGCCCCCGATTGATGCCGCACCGAAGACCCTGGCCCAAGTGCCTGGCGGTGATGGTCCGGGTGATGTGGATGGCAACGAGTTTGCGGACATTGACCGGTTGACGGGTGAGGCCCAGGAAGCAGCCATTGCCAAGATGAGCCCAAGCCAGCGCGAACGTTACATGATGGGTGTCTGATGTCCATGTCGTTTGTCGTCATTGATGTGAAGCCGGGGGAGCAGATCTGCATCGGCGGGCATTTGGTGACGATTGAGCTACTCAGGAAGACTGGCCAACTCGCGCGTTTGCGGGTTGGTGCACCACCACAGGTGCCAATAAAAAGAACCCCTATTGACGACAAAACAGAGACACAAATAACCGCATACGGGTAAAATAACCATAAAAGGAGCAAATATGGTTAAGTTAGAACTTGAATGCGGTGTGTCTGTTTTGGTTGATGAGCAGGACGTTGGGCTGATTTCATCTCATCATTGGCGCTTGAGTCACAAAAAGAAATACCGGGAATCAGGGGCGACATATAGGTACTTGCTTAGCAAGCAAGGAGCTCTACATAGGTTGATCATGGCGCCAATAGCTGGGCAAGTTGTTGACCACATCAACGGAGATATTTACGACAACAGAAGGTCGAATTTAAGACTTTGCACCAACGCCGAAAACATAAGAAATGCGCAAAAGCGGTGCATCAAAAAAGCAACCTCAAAATTCAAAGGTGTTGGTTTTGACTCAAATCGAAACCGCTGGCGCGCAACCATCACGGTCGACTGGAAGACCAAGCACCTTGGTTACTTCGACTCAGAAGAAGATGCGGCCAAAGCCTACGACATTGCCAGCGAAAAGTATCACGGCGAATTCGGTAGGAAAAACTTTTTAGAACAGTAATTGTTCGTGGCAAGGATGGCATTCTCGCCACTGTCAAACTAGACAAACCTGAGCGCAGGATGTGCTCTTTGAAATTTTTAACTTTTCAAGGAGTATTTCCATGGCACGTACGATTGTTGGCGTAAACGACGCGAAAGCTGTCAAGCGCTTTGCTGGCCTGATGGCCTATGACACTTCCCAAAAGGGCTACTGGAGCCAGCGTTTCATGGGCAAGGGTGAAGCTGCCGAAGTGCCGATTCAGATCCTCACGGATTTGGAGTCGGATGCTGGTGAGCAGATCGCTTATGACCTGTTGGCCGAGCTCAAGATGGCGCCGGTTGAGGGTGAGGACAATCTGGAAGGCAAGGAAGAAGCCCAAAAGTTCTACACCGACACCATCTACATTGACCAAGCACGCTGCGGTGTCAATACCGGTGGCCGCATGACGCGCAAGCGCACGCTGCACAACCTGCGCGAAAAAGCCAAGCGCCAGCAGTCTGGCTGGTGGGCTCGTCTGGTCGATGAACTGTTGTTCATCTACGTGTCTGGCGCCCGCGGTGTCAACCCCAACTTCCTTCTGCCCTTGGGCTACACCGGCCGCGCCAATAACGCCCTGGTGACGCCTGATGCCAACCACACGCTGTACGGCGCTGAGTTGAGCGCGACTGGCGTGGAGCAAAACGGCGCAACAGCGTTCAACAACATCGACAGCGCTGACAAGTTCAGCCTGAAACTGGTGGACCGTGCCATCACCCGGGCGCAAGTCCAGGGCGGCGGCGCTACCGGCGTTCCAGTGCTGCAGCCTTGCAAGATCGACGGCAATGAAACCTTTGTCTGTGTGATGCACACCTGGCAGGAAGACGACATGCGCGCTTCGACCGC